TCTAGATATTCTTGTTGATCCGCAATCTTGGCATCTTGGTTCAGCCGTTTGCCATCTACATAGATTTCAAAAATATTTTTCTTAATTCCCCTTCGTATCTTGTAATCTTTGCTTCCAATAGTGAATTCGATTTCGGCAACAGTTCCGCTATTGTTGACAGAGTTCACCAACTGGGGTTTATTTATTCTTCTGAATGGTTTTCCAAACAGAGCAAATGTGAGAGCATCTAATATCGTTGATTTACCAGATCCGTTCTCACCGATAATCAACGTTGTTGGGTTTTTATCAAGTTGAATCTCTATAAACTGATTCCCAGTACTCAGCAAATTTTTCCACCGAATATTATTAAAATGTATCAAAACGAAATTTGCGCCTCTTTTAAAGATTCTACGAACTCTTTGGCAGCTTCTACAACTTTCTTTTCTGCTTGTTTTATTCTTGCTTCAAGGATATCTAACTCTCTTCTCATTTTCGCTACGTTTCTTGCATTATCAGCTTCAGTTTTTTTCTCTTCAAGAAATTTAAGAGATTTTTTCAAAGCTTTATGTGTACTGGTGATCGTATTGATAGACATTAGTACTCTTTTAATAGTTGAGGTTTAGTACCATTTTCAAATTGATATTTCGGATCTTTCAACAAATCATGTACAGCAATATTTACTAATTGATTTAAGGTTATATCTTTTTCGTGTGCAAGTAGTGTAAGTGTAAGAAGATCACTTTCTGGTAATTCTATTTCTACTTCTGTTGTAGACTCTTTTGGTTCTCCTATTTTAACACTCGCAAATGAATTCCTATCTTCTCTTTCCCTTTCAATCTCGTCCATAGCATAATTGGTCATTTTTCTCCTTTATATTGTTTCTACAGTTAGCGCTTCGTTATATAGTGATCTCATTAATCCATCTAATTCTACTTTATTTTCCACATTTAAAGATTCCACATATCCACTTAAAATTGTAAGTGTATCTTGAGCCTGATCAATAATATCATCATCGTTGATATCAAAATCAGAAAAATTTTCAACTACAACCAAATCTGCAACGTTAGATTCTTCTAATTTATCCAGTACGGTATCAAACCAAAATGGATTGGTTTTCTTTTGCACTACTACCTTGACATAAGTTCCTTCATATTCACTATAATCTTTTTCTGTTAATGATTCAAATGTTTCTTCAGAATCATCATAAAAGATTTTGTGAAACATTCTGTATGGGTTCATAACAAAGTTTAACTGGCGCTTATCTGTATCAAAGATATGGAACCCTCTGGGGTCTTTATAGTCACTCCATGTGATTTCATAAGGATTGCCAAGATAAAAAACAGTTCCATTATTTGATCTATGATGAAAATGCCCGCTCATCGCCATATCAAACTTATTAAAAATATGTGCCTCAAGTCCTTCATTGTTCCAAGATCCGATATGCTGTTCAAATCCACTAACTTGAAGATGTCCCATAAGAATTTGGCACTGTGTATTTTGAATCATCCTCATACACTCACCATAATTATCTTCACATACCCAAGGCATCATTACAATGCCGAGTCCATCGAAATCTACTTCTTTTGGACTTGAATACATCCAGGGTTCTACTTTTCCCTCTGCAGTAGTGAATATTTCTTCTATAGAATTTAATTCATTAGTGTTCTTGTGGAAGGTATCATGGTTGCCGATAATAATATGCGTATCAACTCCCATTTCCCACAAACGTTCAATAAAGTTCGTCCGTAGGTCATTCAATATCTTAAAGTTAATATATTTTCTGCGGTCTACTACATCGCCCAAATGAATGCATGTCTTAATATTATGTTTCTCTAGATAAGGAAAAAATATATCATCATAAAATTTTCTAAAATATTTGAGAAAAGTGGGTGAGTCTCCACGCGCTCCCCAGTGAGTATCTGTTATAAGAGCTATTTTCATGCAGTAACACCCATGAAAAGTTCCAGAGTAGTTGGTTCTATCTTCTTCTCCGCTTTCTTTTTCCTGGTCTTTTCGAAATTATCTACAAATTCATCTACCACTACTCTAAAATCTGAATTCTTAAAATCGGTTACTTGTTTGTAATCTTCATCATAATTCATGTATTCTACATATTCTGGGCTGATTTCATAATTCTGCATACTTTTATATTTTATATATAATTGTTTCTTCTCTTTTTGAATCCTTCGAATGAAGGCATAATAAATAATCTGGGTAAAATATGCAAATGGATTAGATGACTTCTCTGGATTAAAATTGTGAATATAATGTAAACAATTTTCTATTCCATCAGAAATCATATCATTTTTGAAAGCATAATTTATGAAATTGGGGCGGAAAGATAACCGCTGAGCTATTTTTAAAAATACAGATCCCAAATATTCCGAAATAATAGGTAGTTCTTCATCATTACTTTTTGATATATAATACTGCCTTTTATATTCAATCATTTCTTCCAAAAACAATGCATTATCTACATAATGAGCTTTTGCTACCTTTTTTCGTTTTGCCATGATAATTCACATAATACCCATTTGTCAAGGTATCTTGACATTTGAAAAATACATGATATAATGAGGTGTGGAACCGAAAAGTATATGATTCTAGTTCATTAAACCATTGGGCTCAAAATCGGCCAATATTTTAGACATCTTATTCATTTCTTCTTCCATTGATCCCGTATTAGATTCTTTTACCGTATTTATGTAAAATTTCTTATATTCCTCTCCCAATTCTGAAACAGACATTATACATCTTGCAGCCAATGGTACAGATGTAACATCCGTAAATGGCAACCATTTAAGTAAGGCTACATGAGTAGACTTTTGTTCTTCATCATATCTGACCAACACTTTCATTGGCCAATGTAATTCTAAATATCCAGTATTTTTAGATTTATCGGGTATTAATACCTTTGAAAAGAGAATTTCTCCATTATCTAGTCTTATTACCTTTAAGTCTTGTTCATCGAGAACTGTTGCCATTTATTCCTTGAATGAAACGTGATAGATTTTATATGGAAATCTTTCTTCATCATATATTTTAATTCTTCCCTCGTAATGTTGGAAGGCATAGTTTTTCCTATTTTTCCAACACAAATCATCACTAATATCATATAATATAGTTTCTTTTTTTGTTTCAGATAACCGCAATCCTCTGCCTATTGACTGAAGATTTCTAATACGACTCTTAGAAGGAGAAGCAAAAACAATGTTATGAAGATTCCTAATGTTGATGCCGGTACTGAATACCCCATAACTTGCCACGATGATGGCATCTCGTTCTGTTTCTGTGATTTTTCTGATTTCTTCTCTTGTATCTGTGTCTGTTCCACCATATACAAAAAAAGTTTTCCTATTGACATCGGTTTTCTCCTTGATCAAATCATATAAAATGCGTCCATGCTTTTTCACCAATCGAAATAGTAACAGAGTATTTGTCTCTAAAGACAATACTAGGTTCCTAATATATTTATTCCTTTTATCATGTGATACTAGATATTCCAGTTCATCTACATATTTGTATTTTCTCAAAGCATAACATGTTTCCTCCGGATATTTTAACATCAATATTTTTACACTAAACGGAGATAATTGTTTCCTATCAATTAACTTCTTGGTTGTTGTAGCATTGTAAACTTTCCCAAATAATCCTTCCAGCACCAATTTGTGGGTTTGAGTTCCATCTAGTGTTCCCGTAGTACCTATTCTATGTTCTGCATTCACACATTTGGTCATTATTGAGGTAAGAGATTTGGACTTGAATCCATGTGCTTCATCACCAATCACCAATTTATATGGTTCAAAACTTTTCTTGTTAAGTTTGTATATCGATTGCCATGTTGAAATAACTACCTGTTTATTTGAAACCTTATCTTGTCCTGCATAAACTTGATGACAATATTTGGCAGAATCCCATCCGTATTCTTCGAAATCACCAAACATCTGTGATACTAGGGAAGTAGTAGGAACGATTATCAAAGTCTTTACATTCAGTGCTCTTACAATTAAATAAATTATTAGGGATTTACCACTAGCAGTAGGAGATACTACTAAACTTTTTTTGTA